CGAGGCCGCCGCGCCGTCATGCAGCACCGCCGGCAGGCCCAGCCGCAACACCCGGTCGCTGCCGTCAGCCATGCGGCGCGAGCGCGCCGTCGCGCGCCCATAGGCCGCCGCCGCATCGAAATGATCGAGGATCGCCTCGCCGGAGAAATCGCCGGCATGGCCCCGGCTTTCCTCGAAGGCCGCCTCGTCCGGCCGCTCCGCGAGAACATCGATCTCGACCGGCGGCAGCGCCGATTTCTGCCGCGACCGGAAGATGAGCCTGCCGTCGGCCTCCAGCGCATCGACCTGAAACGCCTCCATCAGCGGCTCCAGCAATGCGCGCGCCGAAGACTGCTCGGCCTGCACGAAGCCCGGCAGATCGCCGGCGACACCCGAAACATCGAAAGCCGAAAACCCGTGATCGGACAGAACAGCCGCAATCACATCGCCAAGCGTGCCCGCGCCCAGCCGGCCGTTCAGCCAGTGCCCGCGCTGCCAGTTGCCGCCGTCGGACCACAACGCGGTCTGTTCCGGAAAGGCCGGATAGGGCCGCGCATCCCAGGTCCAGAGAAAGACGTGGCCGGGATCGACCATGCCCGCCTCCGGCCCGCTCCCCTGCCACCAGCCATGATGCGCATCGAGAAACCGCCGCTGCACCGCATCGCTGCGCGCCCCGCCGGAGAAATAGGGCAAGGCATTCTCCGCGCTCTTCGGATCGACGAAGACATTCGGCTGGTTCGGCCCCTTGTCGACCGCCGGACACCCGAGTTCGGTAAACCAGATCGGCTTCGACCGCGGCACCCAGGCCGTATGCCCGGCGAGTTCCACGCCGTCAGCCCCGCGCTCCCGATGAACATTCGTCCACCAGCTTTCGATATCCTTGTAGCGGAACACCCAGGGCTTGCCCGCCGCCCCGTCGGTGATCGGCGAGCGCACCCGCTCCCGCCGCGCCGCATCACTTGCATAATACCAGTCGAATCCCTCGCCCGCCGCGATCTGCCTCCGCATCGCCGCCATGTCCTCACCATGCCGGAACCCGTCCGGATTGCCCGAGAGCACATCGCCATCCTGCCAGTCGGAGAGCGGCATGTAATTGTCGATCCCCACGGCATCAATCGCCGCCGAGGCCCAGAGTGGGTCGAGATGATAGCGCACCTCGCCACTTCCACCCGACTGGAACCCGAAATACTCGCTCCAATCCGCCGCATAGGTGATCTTCGTCGCCGGCCGCAGCACGGCGCGCACATCCGCCGCAAGATCGCAGAGCGCCGAGACGAAGGGAAATCCGCCCGTCCCGTCGCGCAGCCAGGTCAGGCCGCGCATCTCCGAGCCGATCAGAAACCCGTCCACGCCGCCCGCCGCTTCGGCCAGATGCGCATAGTGCAGGATCAGCCGGCGAAAGCCCTCGTCGCCCGCCGGCCCGGTCACCGCCTCACCCGAGACCGAAAAATCGCCCGCCTCCGCGCTCCCGACAAAGGCTGCGATCTGGCTGCCCGCCGCCGCCGTGCCATTGGCCGATTGCGGATGACAGGTGATGCGCCCGCGCCAGGGATAGGGGGCCTGCGCCGCGCCGCCATAGGGATCGGGCAAACTGTTGCCCGCCGGCACATCCATCAGGACGAAGGGGTAGAGATAGACGTCGATCCCCCGCGCCTTCAAATCCTTGATCGCTGCCACCACGCTGGCATCGGAGGGCGTGCCGCCATAGGCCGGCCCGCCACCGCTCTGGCTCACCACGCGCGCCGCGCCGCGCGCGATGCCGCAGACCCGCCACGGCCGGCTTTCATCCGTGCGCGCCGCAACCTCGACGCCCGGCGCGATGCGGCAATGCCCTGCCCGCAGGTCCGTGCCGAACCAGGCAACGACCAGCCCGACACGCTCGAGGTTCGGGCAGAGCGCCAGAAGCTCTTCGATCGAGGCCTCCCAGTCGGTGGCCGCGACGAGCGTGTTGCGGTTGATGTTGCGCCCCTTGCCCTTGCCGAGCTTCTCCGTCACCAGCCGCGGATCGTAGCCATGCTCGCTCGAGCCCGGAATGATCGTCACCGCCCGGATCTTCTCCTCCAGCGACCCGACCGGCTTCAGCACCTCGAATTGCAGCACGGGAATACGGTTGCCGAACGTATCGAGCGGCAGCCGCTCGAAGACGACATAGGCAAGCCCGCGATAGGCCGGCGTATTGCCCGCCCCCTGCTTCGCTTCGATCAGGGGATCAGGCATCTGCGTTGCCGTCCCCCGGTGCAACCGCATCGCCACACCGGTCAGGTCGAGCTCGCGCCCATCCGCCCAGACACGCCGGATGCCGGCGATCGGCCCCTCGCAGACACCCACCGCAAAATTTGCGAAATAGCGGAACGTCTCGACGCGCGGCCCGCTCGCCTTGCCGCCAGCGCGCTCGACGGACACTTCCTCCTCGAACCGCGTCGCCCAGATCAACGTGCCGCCAAGCCGCGCCGTGCCATAGACGCGGCTCATCGCCGTACCCTCGTCCGCGCCCGGAATGCGCCCGTCGCCGAGCCGCGCGCCGGAAATCTTGCTTGCGCCGTTCAGCAGCGAGCGATCGACCACCGAGCCGGCAAGCGCACCCGCCGCGCGCCCGAGGATCGCGCCAAACGGCCCGAACACGCTGCCGAGCGCCGCACCGGCCGCCTGGAAAAGAAGTGTCGCCATGGATCAGACCATCTCCGGAAAACGAAAAACGCCGGCAATGCGCCGGCGCCAGCAAGGCACGAGCGGCGATTCGATCACCGCCGCCTGCTCATAGGCATGGATGAACCGTCCCTCCGGCGCCGCGATGCCGGCATGTTTCGCCGCCACGCCGGTGCGCCAGCGAAAGATGAGAAGATCCCCGGGCCGAAGTGCTGCGACCGGCAAAGCCGGCCCGCAATGCCGCACGGCCGCCAGAAGCAGCCGCTCCTCGCCCGCCCGCTCCGCCCAGTCCGGCGCATAGGGAGCTGGCACCTCCGGCTCAGTGCCGTAAAGCTCGCGCCAGACGCCGCGGATCAGCCCGAGACAATCGCACCCCACGCCCTTCAGCGCCCCCTGATGCCGATAGGGCGTGCCGATGAAGCCGCGCGCGACGGCAACGACCCGCTCGCCGATTGCCCCGTCACTCATAAAGCGGCCTCCCGTCATGCACGGTGTCGCCATCGGCATAACCATAGGTGAAATCGCTGCCCGGCATGTGCGGAAAGCCGCGGAAATTCAGCTGGTTGGCAAACTTGGCCTTGCAGGTCGAAAAGCGCTTGTCGCAGCCCGCCGTCACCTGCAGCGCATCGCCTGCGGCAAGCCCCACCGGCGCCGGTAGCCAGAGCACCAGTTCGTCTGCCCCGTCGACCTTGCGATGATCCTCGATATCGGCCGAAAGCCCCGCCGCCGCCCCGCTTGCCGCCAGCACGCCGTAGCGGAAAAACCGCTCGGCAAATCCCGAGAGGCCATCAACCTTTAACCGCATCTCATCGAGCACCGCCAGCACCGTCGCCGTGGCGCGATAGGCCGGCGCCGCGGCGTCGACACCGCAGCTGCCATCCCCGAAAACCGCATCGCAGCGGTGCCCGTAGATACGCCCGCGCACCTGGTCGAGCCCATGCGTCAGCCGCCGCAATTCGGCGCGGAACAGCCCGCCCTCGCGCCGGACCTCACCGAGTTCGGCCGTGCGCAAAAGCAGCCGCTCGGACGTATCCTGCCAGTTGACCGTGAAGACCTCGACCTTCGCCCCGTCATACCGCCCGGCCGCAAGGTCGGTCTCGCAGATCGCCTCGGCGGAAAAGCCGCCGGAGACCTCGCCGCTCTCAGCGGCAAGCCCGTTGCCGTCCTCCGCCTCGCTCGCCTCGAAGCCGCTCGCCGCCCCATAGTCCGTGCCGCCGAAGGAGAGAGCGCGGTCGTGATCGGTGAAACCCAGCACCACGCCGTCGCGCCGCGTCACGCGCCAGGCATGGCAGAGCGTCGTCACGCCGCCGTCGAGATGGGCCTGAAGCCCTGCCGGTATCGTCCTCATGGCTTGATCTCCACCAGCGGAATGGAGGGAATGCGCCCGGCATTGAACTGCGCCAGATCGATATCGATGCGGTCCGTATCGAAGCGCACCGGCACGTCGAATTCGAACCCGGCGCGGACGGCACCCGACGGGGGAACCTTGCCCGGCTTGAAGGTCACGATCCCCGTCGCCGCATCCACCGTATAATCGGCCGCCGGCACCGCGTTGCCCGCCACCGAAACCACCACCGAACCCGCCACCGGCTTCTCGATCATCCGCACCGTCGCGCCGCCCGCATCCGAATAGCGCTTCACCAGCTGGAACGCCGCCGTCACCCCATCGCCCGTGCCGATCTGCTGGTCACCTGCCGCCGGCAAGGCCCCCGGCACGCCGGAGCGGTGATCGACGGGATCGCGAAAGCGGAACCCGTAAAACTGCCCCGCCCGCGCTTCGAAGAAGGCGAGCACCGCATAGAGATCGTCGATCGAGCGCACGCCCGATCCCGCATCGTAGCGCCGCCGCGCATCCTGCCAGCGCCGGTTGCGGTTCTCGCGCCCGTTGGACAGGCTGACGATATCCGTACGCCGCACCGGCCCGCCGCTTGTGCCGAGCGCCACGCGCAGCGGAAACCGCACCTCATGAAATCCTGCCATATCAGTCTCCCATAGTGAAACGAGGCGTCACAGGCTGCGTTGCCCGCGCCCCACGGCGCGTGTCAGCATGGCGGCGATCTGCCCCTCTGATTTGCGGAAGCTCGCCGCATCCTGCGCCGTCACGTTGAAGACGATGCGCGCGCCCGCACCTCCATCTGCACCACCGCCTTCCGTCGCCACACCGAGCGCCCCGTCCGGCCCGCGTTTCAAAGGCAGGATCGCCTCTGCCCCCGCCTCGCCCATCAGGCCAAGCCCGCCGCCGCTGCCGCCGCCGAAATAGGTCGGCGCTGCCACGACACCGCCCTTGGCAAAGGGCGTCACACGGCCGAGCAACGCCGAAACGCCGGAGGACAGCACACCCTCGAGCGGCTTCAGTCCCGCCGAAAGCGCGATATCGCTCATCCGCCGGGCAAGCCCGGCCAGCACGCCCTCCAGTCCCTTGCCGTCGATGACCGCACCTCTCAACGCGCCCGTCAGCGCCGATCCGAAGGAGCGCGAACGCACCTCCAGGTCGTCGAAGACCGTTGAAAGCTGCTCGGCGGTCTGTTTGGTGCCATCAAGCGACCGGTTGTCCGCTTGCGCCATGGTTCACTCCTTCTCGTCGGGAAAGGCCTGCATCAGCGCCGTCAGGTCTTCGCGCCGCGTGGCGGCCGGCAGAGGCCGCAGCAGGCCAAGCACATGGGCCAGTTCGCGCGGCGTCATGGCCCAAAAATCTTTCGCGGGAAGCCGCATCCGGCAAAGCCCGGCGTGAAGAACCGCCTCCCAGGGGAAAGCAGCGGCCTCCGCGCTCAGGCCGAATGCGGCACCGGAGGGTTTGCCGCCGCGCCCTCCGCCTCGAATGTCGCCTGCAGCAGTTCGGCGGTGATGCGCGCAAAGCCGGCCAGCCCGTCGGCCACGGCCATACCCGCCACATCCTCGTCGCTGAACAGGTTGCCGGCGCCGCGCAGCCCCGCGCCGATGATGCGGATGAGGTCCTCCGCCTTCAGCCGGCCGGAGGAAAAGCGCTCGGCGAGCCCCGCCATGCTGTCGACGGCGAAGGCCGTTTCCAGTTCGGCAAGCGCGCCCAGCGTCAGGCACAGCACACGCCGTTCGCCGTCGAGAAAGGCCTCGATCTCGCCGCGCCGCCGGTTTGCCCGCGCGCCCATCAGGCGGCCTCGAAGGTCAAGGCGCCGGCCGATTCCAGCGCGATCTCGAACAGGATTTCCCCGTCATGCGCGCCGGAATATTCCAGCGCCGCCACCTGGAACGGACCGGAAACCGTGCCGAAATCCGGAATGATGATCTGCCAGTCGCAGATCGTGCCGTTGAAGAACACCGAGCGGACCAGCGCGTCGGATGCCTGGTCCTTGAAAATGCCGCCACCGCTGACGGCCGCGCGCTGTACGCCCGCGCCGCCGAGCAATTCGCGCCAGCGCCCCGCTGAATCCGAATCCGTCACGTCGACGATCTGCGTGTTGAACGCCAGCCGCTTCGAGCGAAGTCCGGCAACGGTCGCAAAGCCCGCCCCGTTCTCGATCTTCAGCAGGAGATCGCGCCCCTTCTGTGCCACCATGATCAGGTTCCTTCCTTGAAAGTGTTCAGGTTTCCGGTTCCGTCACCGCGCGGAACTGCATTTCGGCGCGGTGGAAGCGGTCGTCGCGGGTCAGTCGTGTCTCACGGTGGAAAAGCAGCACAAGGCGATGGCCCGCGAGACTGAGTGCGGCATCATGCAGTGCGGCGCGCACGGCGGCGGCAATCGCCTGGCCCTGCCGGCTGCCGGCCGCATCGGACCAGACCTCCAGCGTGACGACGTGTTCCTCGCCCGGCTCCGTCGCTGTCGAATGGTCCGCGCTGTCGATGCCCGCGATCACGACGAGCGGCGCGGTTGGCGTCGCCAGGCGCCGGTCGGTGATCGCATTGCCGCCGATCAGCGCCGTCAGCGCCACGTCGCTCGAGAGACGCGCGAAGATCGCCTTCTGCAGAGCCGATGCCGCACTCATGGCTTGATCTCCTCGCAGTCGCAGAGCGTGTAGCGCCCGGTCTCGTCCGGATCGCGGAAGGTATGGATGGAGAAGAGGCGCGCCCCCTTGCGCAGCCGCATCCCGCCGGAGAGATCGCTGCGCCGCCGGAGCCAGATGCGATGCGTCACCGTTACCGGCATCGCGCCGGCCGCCTCCTCCGCACGGGCCGAGACCGGCTCGATGCGCGCCCAAAGCGTCGCCAGCGCCGAAAAGCTCTGCGCGACACCACCCTGCCCGTCCGGCGCCTCGACCGGCCGCTCCAGCAAGAGCCGGGTCGAAAACGCGCCGGGATCGATTGGTTCCGCGGACACCATCACAGCCTCCGCTGGCAATGCGGCGCGATCAGCCGCTCGTAGCCCTGCGGCACCGCGCCCGGCTGATCGTCGAGCGAGAGCACGCCGCGCAGCTCGAACATCGCAGCGACATGCAGCGTGAGCGCGCGTCTCAGCGTGTCCGGCACATCCGCGCCGCTCTCGCCGAAGCCGGCGGTAAAATCGATCTCGATGCCGTTCAGCGCCCGCTCGGTCGCCCGCCGTTCCGGCAGAACCAGCCGCGCTGGCCGTGCCGCGCCGTCCAGCACATAGCCTGCCGTATCGAGTTCGACCGGCGCACCGGATGTATCGTAAACCGTCACGATCTCAATGGTTTGCACCGGACCTCTGGCAATCTGAATCACCCGCCCGTCCGGCCAGTCGTCGAGATAGAGGCGCAGCAGCCGGGAGATCAGGCAGAGCCCCGTCTGGCTTTCGAGATGGAGGCGCGCCGTGCGGATCAGCGCCGTCAGCAGCGTGTCCTCCTCGGTCGTCTCCAGGCGCAGATGCGCCTTCACCTCCGCAAGCGTGACCGGCTCGACGGCGGGCGGCAAAAGTTCGGTAATGGTCATGGGGTCCTGTCCGATGAAAGGAGGATGCGGGCGCGGCCGGGAGGAAAACCGCGCCCGCCGCACCGGCGTCAGGGAAAGCCGCCGGTGCGGGAGAAAGAAGCGGTGCAGCCCTCAGCTCACCGCGAACTTCACCAGCTTGATCGCCTCGAAATTCTGCACCCCGCCGCCGACGCGCTTGGTCGTGTAGAACAGCACATAGGGCTTGGCGGAATAGGGATCGCGCAGCACGCGCACGCCCGTGCGGTCGACCACGAGATAGCCGGCACGGAAGTCGCCGAAGGCGACGGAGAAGCTGTCGGCGGCGATGTCGGGCATGTCCTCGGCTTCCGCGATGCCGAAGCCCAGCAGCGAGGCGGCCTGGCCGGCCGTCGCCGGCGGACGCCAGAGATAGTTGCCATCGGCATCCTTGAACTTGCGGATCTGCGCCTGCGTCTTGCGGTTCATGACGAAGCTGGCGTTCTGCCGGTAGCCTGCCTTCAGCGCATAGATCGTGTCGAGCAGCGTGTCGGAGGGGTTGCTCGCCTTGAAGGCGCCCGCCGCGCCCGAGGCGATATAGCCGATATTGCCCCAGGCCCAGCCGGCATCGGCAACAGTGGTATAGGATAGGAAACCCTTCGGCTTGTTGGTGCCGTCGCCGGCAATGAAGGCCGTACCTTCCTGCTCGGCAAAGACGATGTCGACTTCCGAGGCGATCCAGCTTTCGACATCGACCGCCGCATCGTCGAGCAGCGCCGAGGTCGCCGCCGGCATCGCGTAAAGCTCCATGGTCGGGAAGGACAGTTCGGCGAGCTGCGCATTACCGGTCTGCGGCCGCGAGGCCGTCTCCGCCACCCAGCCGGCGGCCATGCCGGAGGTTGCGAAGGGCTTTTTCAGCACCGTGCCCGAAACCTGCCGCACCGTCGCAAGCGCGCGGATCGGCGAGACAGTGGAGAGCCGGCGGCCGATATCGGTATCCGTTTCCGGCGGCACGAGATAACCGCCATCGGCGGCCGAGCCGACGGACATCGCCTTCTCCTCCAGCGCCCGCAACGCGCTTTCGTCGCCGCGGCGCATATAGGCGGAGAAGGCCGCCTTGTGCTCGGCCGCCTCCAGGCTCACCGCCCCGCTGCCGCCAAGCGCCGGGCGCGCCCTCTTCAGCGCCAGCTGGTCGAGCACGCGCTTGTGGTCGTCCATGGCGCGGTTGATGCGGTCGACCTTCTCGCGCGTCACCACGTCGGCGGTCAGTTTCTGCTCGATCTCGCCGAGCCTGATGTCGTTGGTCTCCTTGAAGGCCTCGAAGGCCTGCATGAAGTCGTCGAAGGCGGCGGTCATCGTTTCCGGCACGGCCTTGATTTCCGGCGCGGTTTTGCTGGTATCCGTCATGCGTGTCGTCTCCGTTAGCGTTTCATCATCATCCGGGCCGCCCGGCGCATGGTGCGCACGAGCTCCGTTTCCTTGTCGCGGAACCACCGCGCATTCTTCACGTTCGACACCCGCGCCGAAGGCAGCATCGGGAAGGTGACGATCGAGATTTCCCAGAGGTCGGCTTCGAGGATGCGGCGCACGCCGCTTGTCCGGTCGGTACGCGAGCGCACCGTCTGGAAGCCGATGGAGAGCCCGTCGAGCGCCCCTGACTTCATGAGGTTCAGCACCTCGCGGGCCCGTGCGACGCCGGGCGACAGCACGCCCTCGACATAGAGCCCGCGCGCATCCTCGCGGATGGTGCGCCAGCGCCCGATGGGTTCGGCCGGATCGTGCTGGAAGAGCATGCGCACGCCGGAGGGGCCGCGCTTTTCCAGCGAGCGCCCGAAGGCGCCCGGCGCAATCGCGTCCTTGCCGAGATCCACCTCGCCGAAAAGGCTGGCATAGCCGGAAAACACCCCGTCGCCGGAGACGCCCGCAAGCGTCAGATCGGCATACTTTTTCGTCCGCCATACCGGCAGGTCGGTGGTTGTCATAGATCTCTCCGATGTTTGGATTGGGCGAACGGATGGACGGCGCCAGCCAACGCCTCCTCCCGTTCGCGATCTGCTCGTGGTGCGGCTACTGCCGCAACCGCTCCGCCATGCGCGCCAGCACGCCGAGCCCCCACCAGGCGGAAAGGCTTGCGGCCGCCGAGCCGGTCACCAGCATTTCCGCCGGCCCGAGATAGCCGGCGATGCCGAGCCGGACGGCGATCCACAGCCCCGCTGGCCCGCCGAAGACGAGGCCGCAGGCAAGCCCGGTGAAGAACCGGCATCCCGCCTCACGGCGGCTTTTCGGCAGGAGATAGATGAGCGAGACGGCTGCGCCCGCCGACGCACCGACCAGCCGGGCCGTCCAAAGCCCGCCGTCGTTTCCGAAGTCAGCCATTGTTAAGCCTTTCAGTTTATTATGGACATCGAGAGCGTCAGGCCAAAGCCGCCGCAGATACCGTGGCTTGCGCCGAGTCAGGCAACGCCAATCCCTGAGTCTTTTGAATCGCTTGCGCCCGATGGCTTGCAAAGGGATTCAACGCCTTCACAAAGCGATTCCGGCTGTGACCAGAACGATTCAAGCCGTATGGCCAAACCGTTGTTTTCCGGCCGTTTTTCGACTGAAGACGTCCATAGGGCAGCCCCACACGCGACCACCCCTAAAACTTGCCGGTTGACGTGCCCTCAGGTGCAAAAATAGTTTCCTACAACCGCCATGATGGCGGCCAGCAGTCCGTTGTCGCTTCGGCGCGGACTGCGCCCTTCATGCGGCGTGGTCAGTATCCGACAGCGCTACGCTTCTCCTCGTCGCTCAGGAACGTCGCCGACCCGACCCGCGCCCAGAGCTCCGAGCGTTCCGCCGCAAGCCCGCTCACCTGATCGAGATCCGGCACCAGCCGCAGCGCGCCGTCGTCCTCGCCAAGCCATCCCGCAAAGGCCGCCGCCGTGCGGCTCACCAGCGGCAAAACGGTCAGCCGCCAGAAGGCGCGGTTGGCCTCCTGGTAGTTGGCATAGGTCGCGTCGCCGGGAATGCCGATCAGCATGGGCGGCACGCCGAAGGCGAGCGCGATGTCGCGCGCCGCGCCGTTCCTCGCCTCGACGAAATCCATCTCGCGCGGCGAAAGCCCCATCGCCTTCCAGTCGAGCCCACCTTCCAGCAGCATCGGCCGCCCCGCCCGCGCCGGGCCGGAATAGCCCTCCTCCAGCTCGCTTTTCAGCCGGTCGTACTGGTCGGGCGTCAGGTTGCCGCCCTCCTTCGGCTGATAGACGAGCGCGCCTGATGGACGTGCCGAATTGTCGAGCAGCGCCTTGTTCCAGATCGCCGCCGCGTTGGAGAGATCGAGCGCCATGGAGGCTGCCTCGAGCGGCGCGAAACCGAGCTGGTCGTCAAGCGGATGAAACAGCCTCAGATGCAGGATCGCCTGCCCCTCGCCCGTCGCCCCATCGCCCGCTCTGTGCCGGCGTACATGATTGCCAGTGCGATACTCATAAGCCTCCGGCCAGCCATCCCGCCCCTCGATGATCCTCACCCGGTCCGGCCTCAGGAGATGCAGCTCCCGCAGCTCCTCCCCCACCCGCACGCCCTCGACGAAGGCGTTGCCGGAGAGCAGGAGATGCCCATAGAGCATTTCGAAGAAATCCGTGCCCGCCATACGCCCGTTCGGCCGCCGCAGCAGCGCGAGCGCCGGCGCCTCCGGCCGTTCTGTTTCGCCATCATAGGCAAGCCAGGGCACGGAGGCGGCCGCCTCCGCAATCATGCGCACCGCCCGGTGCGCCACCGGGTTCCTCATGAACCCCTCGCGTGACAGCGAGGCATAGGAACGGCTCGACCAGTGCGCCCGGCCCTCGGCCGTCAGCGCGAAAAAGCCCGACGCCTTGGTTTCCGCCGGCACCGCGCGGCGCCGCGAGAGGAAGGATGGGAGTTTCATGATGTCCTCGGTTTTTTTGAGGTCAGGGAAAATCGCAACGGGAGCTGCCCCTCATCCGCCCTGCCGGGCACCTTCTCCCCCGCATGCGGGGAGAAGGAGACAGGTGGAGAAGCTTTCCTGCCCATTAATGGCCTTTTCTACAAAGAGGTGGTGGCCTCCTCCCCTTCGCCCCGCTGGCGGGGAGAAGGTGGCGGCCGCCGGATGAGGGGCAAGCCTACCCACCCAGCGCCGCAAGAAACGCCCGCCCGTACCCCGCCACGCGCTCGGCTCTATCAAGCCCGTTGACGATGCGCCGCGCGCCCACCCAGTCCGCGCGCCCGGCCGAAAAATGCTCCGCCAGCCGCCGTCCCGTGAACGCTCCGCGCAACATGCCGATGAAGAGGATTTCCACCGAAACCGCCATCTCCATCGCCCGCTCCGGCCGCGCGACGAGATCGATGCCCGTCAGCGCGGCAAGCCGCTCGTAATTGCGCCGATGCGTGATCTGCACCAGCCCGCGCCCAAGCCAGCTGTGACCCGACGCATCGCGCCGCCAATAGGGTTCGGAAACCTGCGGCAGTTTCCCGGCCGCAAACGCCCGGTCGAGCCGGCCGATCGCCGCCTCGTCCGTCGCGGCAAAGGTTTCGCGCACCGGCTGCAGATGCCCGCCGGTCTCGTGATGCGCCGTCGCCAGCATATAGGCGAGGAAGCGCCGGTCCTTCGTCTCGCGCCCGCCTCGAAGCGGTCGATGAGCGCCGTCAGCCCGGCGACCTGCGCTTCCGCCAACCGTCCGCCATAAAGCGCGCCGCGCACGCCATTGAAAAAGACCTTGCGATCGATCGTCATCGTCAAATCCCCCGCACCCTCGGTTCCCCCTGCCGGTCGAGCACCAGCGCCGTCAGCGCCCAGACCAGCGCATCGAGCCGGTCCGGCGAGCGGCCGGCGGAAAGCCCGTCCGAGCCGAAATCGCACATCTGGTCTTCCAGTTCGGCAAAGGCGCCGGCATGGGCCACGCGCCCCTGCTCGTAGAGCGCCGCCACTGGCTCGGCGCGCAGAAATTTCCCGCGCGTCGCCCGCACCGTGGTCACCGGCAGGTCCGCCTCCACGCTCTTCAGCATGGCCGTCACCATATCGCCGCCCTGGTTGATTTCCGCGACCACCCGGTCCGCATCGAACCGCCGGAAGGCGCGCACCACCGCGCCCGCCCAGCCGGCCGGGCTCGCGCCCGTCACCGAACAGTCCGCCAGCACCACCGCGCGCCCGGCGCCATCCAGCCCCGCCACCACGATGCCGCAGACGGATGCGGCGGATGCCGTCGCCGGCGGATCGACCGCCACGACTATGCGCGACAGCGGCCCGGCATGGCGCAGGCGGATCGCCTCCAGCCGCGCCCGGCTCCACAGCGCATCCTCGCGGTCGGCGATCAGCTCGCCGTCCAGCTCCTGCCGCCCCAGCCGCGTGCCGCCATAGCGGTCGGCCATGGCGGCGATGAAACCGGGCGAAAGGTTTTGCGCATTGTCATCGGTTCGGATGCGCCGCACCGCCGTCCTGGGATCGGCCGCCAGCGCCCGAAGCAGCGGCACCGGCCGCGGCGTCGTCGTCACCAGCACGCGCGGCATCGCCCCGAGACGCAGGCCAAATTGCAGCATGTCCCAGGTCTCCTGCGCATGTTTCCATTTGCCGAGTTCGTCGCACCAGGCGAAATGAAACTGCGGCCCGCGCAAACTCTCCGGATCCTCGGAGGAAAAGATTTGGCCAATCGAGCCGTTCGGCCAGACCAGCCGCCGGCGCGACGCTTCGAATTCCGGCCGGGCGCGTCCGGCGATCCGGCAGATGCCCGAGACGCCGTCGATCATCACCTCGCGCCCGTCGCCCAGCGTTTCCGCCACCAGCGCGATGCGCAAATCCGGCTGAGAAAGCGCCAGCGCATGCACCCACTCCGCCCCCGCCCGCGTCTTGCCCGAGCCCCGCCCGCCCATCAGCAGCCACACCCGCCAGTCGCCCGGCGGCGGCATCTGCGCGAGCCGGCCGGTGAAGTGCCAGCGGTTCAGTTGCCGGCGGGTGTGCGGCAACACTGACGGGGCATCCGAAACGCCCCTCAT